TTGTTGCTGAACCGGTCGCGTGATCTTAAGAGTCCCATGATTTTCTTCTCCTGATGTTAGAGTCATGCCGGAGATCACTCCCCGGCATAATTGAAGAACTAAACCGCAGCCGTGTAGATCGTTCCGGTGGCGGTCGTCACCTGCCCGAGGGCGTTTGCGTTTTCGACGATCACCCCGTAAGTGTCGGCGGCAACGTTGAATCCTGCCGGCGTTACGTTGACAGCACCTTTCGGCATCAGCGCCAGGAACTCAACTTCGATCATTCGCTTTTCGCCACGTTTGAACGGAAGATCCAATACGCTGACGATCTTCACCAACGGGATATAGATCTCCTGGATATTTCCGTTCGGGAATGCAGCGGATTTGTAATACAGGTGATAGTACTTGTTCCGCGAATTCTTGATCAGGTTGATCTCGTCGATCGATGATTGCATGAGTTTTGTTTTGAACCTCCACTCTTCCCCGGCATCGAGTGAATTGATCACAAAACCGCGCTCATCGTCCCACTGCACCATCTTGGGATCGATATTCAATCCTGATTCATCGACATAGCCGGCAACATCCATCGTGGTGGCAGCGCCACCGGAAGTTAGTTCCGCAATCCGTACTTCTCCGCCCCCTTTGTTTGAGAATTTCTGGCGATCTTTCCCCAGCGCCATTCCAATGATCGGCAGCGAGAACATTGCCGTGATCCCTCCGGTAATCACAAACAGAAATGCCGTCAACAACAAAATTGCCGTGCGGTGTCGTTTGAAGAATCTATTCAGTGTTTTCATAACCCTCTCCTTATTGAAAAATGATAATTGAATTAACTTTCTTGCAGAGTCAACGTGTTGTAAAGAACATTGAACGTTATTTTTATCCCGACGATCACATCCTTTTCCTGTTCCTTCTCCATTTCGGTGCTGTTATGCTCCAGATCGTCAACAAGTGCGTCGAATGTTTGATCGGCCAATACCGCCTTGCGAACATCGGCTTCATATTCCCGGGCTTTATCAATACTGACAGGATTCTTGCTGACAATACTGATAATAATCGGGAGCGTATGATCTTCAATGCTTGCATCTTCTGCCCGGCGTTCGATCGATTCATCACCTTCCCGGATTTCGATTCCATCTACCCGGTTGGCGCCGAATGGGTTTGCTTTCCATTCATACACCTTCTGTCCGATATTCGAATAATATCCGTTCGCTGTAAGAATCAGTGCAAGGCGTGTTTTCCACTTTGTTATGATCTGTTGTTTTTTAATCGTTGCGGACATATTTAGGGCTGCTGTGTTGACAAAATGAGTCTCGTTATTCCTGTTCCATCGGGTTGCGTTTCGGTCACATAATATGTCACGCCGCTGCGGATGATCGTCGCCTGGTCATTCGCTGCGGCCACGTCGGATGTTTTACACAAACAATTCGGATTCGCATTCTGGTATTGAATACCCTGCATGGCGGTCAACTGGAAAGGATCTTCCCATTGCACTTTAATCGACACCGGCGCACCGCCGGACGGTGTATAGGTGACTACCTCGGCAAAGGGATTGTTGTCAAAATATGGAGTGACATTATCCATAAAATATGCGGGACGGATAATCATCCGTCCCGTCATTCAGGGCTTCCAAATCCACTTCTGCGTATATGTCGTGGTAGAGTCAAAATCGGACGGCGTGCCTTCGGGCGTTGTAGCATGATGCGCTATTCGCATCCGGAGTGCAGCGGCGAATGTTGCCAATCTATTGAGCGTCGATGACCGCAGAGTGAATTCAAGCACCGTATCTTTCACGGATATAATGCTGTCGACATATCCTTGAGTCCACGTGGTTCTGCCGATCGGCTTATAATCGAAATAGAGGGTGGATTTCATCGTATCGGTGCATGTGATGATCACCGAGAGATCGCGCACGCCGCTGAGCGGCACTGCCGGCAACGTATCTTTTTTCCCGCGGTACGCTTTATTGTTGGCCGGCGTTTGTGAATACCACCAATACAGCGTAAATGAATTCGGGTCCTGCCAATCCTGAGACTGCGCGCTCTCCGGGACAATGCAGAGCATCGTCACTACGGTGAGCAGCATGAAAATAATCGTTCGTTTCATATTCCCTTCCCGTCCCGGACTACCGGGACTAAATTTTGATTGTAAATGGATCGTCTTCTTGTTCCCTGTTGAATACTTGATGCGGAGCAAGATCACTCTCACTCCGCTTTGTTACTTTTTTTCTTCAACTTCCTCGTAATCGGATTTCGGAACTTTGTACTTCTTCAGTTCGTCCTCGTCATACGTTTTCCCGGCAGCCAACTTTACGTCGGCACCTTTCTCGCCCGCCTTTTGAATGACCTGCGAGACTTTCAATTTTACCGTTTTACCTGCCATGATTGACCTCTTCCATTGATTGATATTCGTTGATTAAATCGAGCGCAAGGAAGCGGACTTCCCTGCGCTCATGAAAGTTGGATCGATTACGCTGCTGCTGTGCGCAGCGCTGCCGATGACGCCTGATTGACGCCTTTGAATCCGATACGTTCGGTGATTCGCACCGCTTCTGCATCACTCTGGAACAAGTTCACGAGAATGCTGTTGTCGGCCGCCTGGATTACTGCATCCTGGGAGATTGCGATATCCTGCTCACGCTTCACACCCATCAACCGGTGTTTCGGATTGCCAAAGATCGCGAACCGCGTGCTGACTGCGGATTCGATCTCGCTCAGGACTTCGATTCCGTCGTTGTCGGCGATCGGATATCCCCACAGCATCGCCGGCAGTTCACCGGACGGTGCGCGATAGATATAATTGCCCTGCAGATCCTTCAGTCCTTCAAGACCGGAAACCGATTCCGGTGACAGGAAGTATGCTGCGCCTCGACGGTGACTCTTCCGGACTGCATCGCGCAGTGCGCGATAATCGTCGGCGTTTGCGTTCAAGAATGCTGTCTTACCGGCCACCATTGTTACCACGGTGCCGACATCGTTGATCCATCCGGTGAATCCGCCGTAGGTGGCAGTTCCATCACCAATGAATGCAGCAAGATCTTCCTCTTTCGAGATCGCTTCGGCAAATGAATCGATGATCACCGGCAGGAGTGCGATTGCCTGGTCCTCGTTCAATTCATGCGTCCATGCGGCAAGACCGGCGAGTTTGTAGGTGGTCAGTGATCCTGAGGTGAATCCCAGATCGCTTAACGTGATGCGACCGGCCTGGGCAACCCAGTATGCGGCCGCTTTCGTGGCGATCGATGTGAGTTTCAGTTCGTCGGCGATCATGGGAATTTGACGGAAATACCGCCGGGCAACTCCCCATTGTTCAACCAGAACAAAGATCTCCGCAAGCAACGGAGCGGGGACTTTTGCAGCACCACCGGCGCCGGTGGAAAGCGTTGACATCAATCGTTTCTTTTGGAGATTGGAGATCGGCGCGGAAATGATCGTCTGCGCGGCTTCGCGCAATTCATCATCCTTTTGGATCTGCGACATTTCTTTGTAACTGGTTTCCAACGACGCGAGGATCTGATTTGCCTGTTCCCTGTGTCCTTTTTTCTCGAGGACGAGCGCCTTCATATATTGCACCGTCCGGCGTTCCCACGGTTTCGTGGTGTCGCCGAGCAATACAACACCGCCACCGTCGATCCGTTGTTCTTTTCCGGGAATCTTCACCGGAGCCGTGCGGACTTTTTCCAGCACGTCGAGCGTGAATTGCTGCACCGACATCTTTTCATCATCGATTGCCTTTTGGGCAAGATCAATGACACCGGGCGTTTCGGCATACCGTGCCGCGATCGATGCGATCTCTTTTACATCTTCGGCGCGTTTCTTCGCCTTATCAGCGTCGGTTTTGGCCGTCTTGTTCTCGGTCTCCAACGTTGCCAGCCGCGCTTCGGATTTCTCTACCTGCTCTCGCAGTTTTTTGAGTTCCTCATCCATGATCTGTTGATCCTTTCTTGTGGTTTGTGGATTGAATTGTTGTTTAACGAAGTTCCGAATTTCTTCATTGGTTGAGTTTGGCGACATTCCCGCCGCGATCAGTTCGTTCATGATGTTCGGCTGCGATCGGAGCGTCCGGATTGCGGAATTTTCATCGGCAGGAAGAATGACCGGCGAGACTTCCTTCAAACGGCATTTGGTGACGACCTTCACCGGCCCGGAAAAATTTCTGCCGTTCACATTGGCGGTGGTATTGGATTCTACCCAAACCGATTCCAGCACATTGTATCCGCTGGATACCCGGTTCAAGTGTCCTTCCTTCGCCTGCGTTTCGGCATCTTGCGCTTTTTGAACACTGGAAAAAAACAGCCGGCAATCCAATGTTTCGATCGATTTCGAAAATTCCCGTGCGCTACCGAGAAGGTTCGTGATGGAAGAATAATTATGCGAATCGACTACCGGCACTTGATCGCCTTCTGGCAATTCAACGCCGTTCATCAAGATTATTTCGTCAATAACGTCCCACCGTTCCCAGTCCCACACACGAACCTTTGTTTCGGTGAGTGCAACTGCCTTCACCGAATGCGTATTTTCGTCGTATGAGGTCGGGGTGACCGGTACTGCCCGGGTTTCCATCAATAAGTCTTGTAACCGGTTCTTATTCATGCTTCAACTCCGTTTGTTTTTGCTTTGCCATTTGTTACCGGCGGCACTACCGGTTCGAGACCGGTGCTTTGATTCACGGTCTTACCATACACCGGTTCCGGAACTCCAATTTTCTTCCGCAATCGTGCTGCCGATGCAAAATCCCGGTAGATATCTTCCAATCGTCTTCCCTTTTTCGCAGCAACGTCATACGGCGAAATGATCTGCGCTTCGAGATCTGACCGGAGTGCATTTGATTCGTCGACAGGATTGATATAGTCCCAGCAGGGACCGAAAAAGTAGGGTTTATTTAACCGGTCGAAATCTTTGTATCGAAATCCCGGAATTGCGCCCTTCATTAACGCAAGTTCGAGCCACCAGGAGAAAACACGGAGATCCGCCGCATCGATCATGAGATACTGTTCGTCTCGCCATCCATTCCGCTCAACATCCAATTCGGTGCGTGTACTTGACCAGGTTGAACTGGTGTAGTCGCCCGATAGCGAACAATACGCGACGTTCAGTCCGGTTGCGATATCGCGCACGGTGACCCGGTTAAAGGGTTCGTGTTGTTCATGCGGATATGTAGGATCCCACTTCTCAAGTTTTGTGTTTCCGATATATGTGAACGTGAGCTCTTCACCAGAGATGGCCGGCCGTTTCGGTGTTTGCGTTTCGCCCTGGATGTTTTCCTTCGGCGTATTTTCGTTTGAATCGCTGTTGAAATTCTCTGCAGGATCTTCCGGATTGACGTCGGACAAGAATCCGAGTTTTCGGGCGGTGAATTTTGCGTTCAATACGGAAGCGCGATTGTAATCCTTCAACCATGTGAGCATGAGGATAACATTCGCCATGCGCGTATATCCGCGTCCCTGGTTCGAAAAATCCGGATCGAACCAATGAATCATTTCCGACGCAGGAATTCTTTCTAATTCTCCATCCTGCGAAGCGAGTCCCCACATGTCACGCTTCGGGATATTTTTGCGGACATAATATGCGACCGGCTTTCGCCATGCATCATATTCAATACCGCAAATAACAACATTGCCGTTGTTCAGATCGACGGTGTAATTCTCCGGTACCATTTCCGGCGGGATAATCTGAAGACGCAATCCGAATTTTGATGCAGGATCGATTACCCGACGAACGAAACATTCTCCATCCCTGGCCTTATGGCGCGCCATCATCTTCTGCATTGTTGCGTATGAATGGGATTGCGTTACGGAGCAATGCTGCGGCTTTGACCATTCTGCAAAAAGGTTTTCGATAAGATTGTTTTTTCCATCGTCCGAGACTTCGTTCACCTCTTTGGAGTCCGGATCCTCCTCGAATATTTTGATATCCGATTGCAGGATGTGACCGCCGGGACCAACGACATTCGTGACAAACAGATCGACCCACCGGCGGGCATACGACGAGTTTTCATACATCTGGCGTGATAGGTTGCGCAGCCGAACTCCGCCGGCGCGGATATCGGCATTGATCGATGCGCTCGCTTCAACAAAATCTTTCGTCAACCGGTTGATCTGAACCGCTTCAAACGACCGGTGATTCTGCCGTTGCTGCTTTATCATTTTGGCAACATCAGTCCGAGGAATGTAACCGAACTTCTTCGCTATGTTTTGACCGATAGCCATTATTGGAAGACCGCCGGTATTGTTTGGAATTTTGTGCCGTTCACTTGGCGCCGATACATGCTCCGAAGCGCATAGAGGTCTTTGATATCGGTACGCGAATATGAGCGTCCGGCAATTTCGCATGTTTGGATTGCCTGGTCTGTGGCAAATGTCTCGAGCGCAGTTTCGATCAACGTGATCATCTTTTGCGCATGCGTGCGAATATCCGTTGTGGCAGCAGTTGACAGTTTCGCCAGGATCGTCAGAGCGATCGCACCTTCACCGATTGGATAGGTTTCTATTTCGGCGCCAGCGCCTTTTGTGAAGAATTGATACAGCAGATATGAACCTGCAGCCAGGGTATTGTCGGCGGCTTTGAGTGTGAACGTCCATACACCGTCGGAATATGTTGCGGTGATCTCTTTGCTCCCTCCCGATCCGGAGATTGTTGCTTTTGCGGACCAACCGGAAGATTGCGGGAAGTCGGCATCGTCGACCAATTTCCAGATGACGCTTTCACCGGCACGGAATTCTGTTGGGGGTGTGTATGGATATTCCATTTGTTGTGAATTTGCTCTCTGGTCTCCCGCCCACCGGCATGACAGGCGGGAGCAGAGAGCGTTGGTTCATCACGGGAGGTGACGAATCTTTCACAACAATAATAACATACTTATGTTAGTTTAGATACTGCAAAATACTGCAATTTGGGGAAATTATTGAAAGAATAACCAATGAGGATTCTGTAGAAATTCATTGCAATTCTACTGCACATATCACACTTTCTGTTACCACGAAACAAAGACTCAAACCGTGTGTTTGGATTAAAAAGTCAGTAGAGCACTATGTTTACATTTTTTAATTGGTAGCATTATATAGTGACTTTTTCATATCTTGAAGGAAGACTAATCTATTAACCTTCAAATGTACACAGTTAAACTTCCGAACTTATTAACAATACGTTATGCAAATTGCATCATCGAAAGATGTGAGAATGCAATAAAAACAAAGCAGAAAGACGTTCTTTTCGATTTGACGAATTGTGGATTCGGAGATCCATTTGGTATTGCCCTATTAGTTGGTGCAATTAAGGCGTGTCAAGCCAATGGACACAAGGTTTTTTATAGACACTCAAAAAATAATAAACTTGAACAGCACTTTCAAAATATTGGATTCTATGAATGGGGTGCAGGTACGGGTGGAAAAGGAAAATTTCCCTTGCATACTGCCGAGTTGAGGCATTTTACTGCGTTTGATCCTTCATATGTTGGTTCTGTTATTACGCTGTTAAAAGGCATGATTAATCTGTCTCAACCTGTGCAAGATTCAATACATTTGAGTATCAATGAAATGATGACAAATGCATTTGATCATAGTAAAACGGTCGCTGGCTGTTTTATCTGCGCCCAAGCTTTTGTTGCAAGAGGTAATGTTAGCATTTGTATTGCAGATTTAGGCATCGGAATATTGGCAGCATTAACTTCTGTCGAAAAATATAAATATTTGACAAAATCAGAGGATGCGATTAAATTAGCAACTGAAGAAGGCGTCTCGAGTCGTATCGGCGTTCGTGCTGGTTTGGGATTACCTCATATTCATAGATTCTTAAAAAAGAACGAGGGTGAAATTCATATAATTTCTGGCGACGGTTGGGTTCATTGGAATTATAAAAATGGAAATGGTGTTTCTATTAAAACGAAAAAACTGCGAGTTGCATTTGAAGGAACAATTGTGAATATTATTGCCAGAGCAGACGCAGAAGGTATTTACATAATTCCTACTGGTGACCTTGAGGATAATATATTTTGAAATATGGAAATAATGATTAACATAATTGATCTTTGCGGAAAAAATGTTGTAACCCGTGATGACGGAAAAAGAGTTCACGATTTGATTGCTTCCGAATGGAAGTCAGCCGATAAAATAAAAATTGATTTCGGAAACGTACTAATTGCTTCAGTATCTTTTTTGGATGAAATTTTTGGCAGGCTCGCATTTGAATATTCTCGAAGCGAACTAACATCAAAGATTGCGATGGAAAATCTTCAAGATTTTGATCGTGCGTTATTAAACGACATTCTCCGATCAAGATTTCGACAAAAGGAATTAGATACAACACATAAGTCAACAATCAATTAACGTTGAAAAGATAAAAACAGAAGAAGCCGAGGTAATGTCTCGGCTTCTTCTGTTTTATTGCAGGCAGTGCAATACAAATAAATCATCTTCTCCATATCACTATCAGATTGATAGATTCTTATAGTTTAATCGAAATCTGCATCCCTTTTTTGAATTTAATAGCTGGACGACCGTTTTTTGTATGCAGTTCTGTCTCTTTCAATGTTATTTCCGTTCTCTCTTCCATTTTTCCTATCATCCGAATCAATTCATTGGCGACCCGAGTGATCGATTTCCCGGTTCTGTTAGCAACCGATCGCAAATACTCAGAATTATCCGGATCGAACCATAGGTGTTCTTTTTTTTCGTCGTATTCGGAAGCCATTAGATTCTTATTTTTATTTGATCGATTCTTCTCTTTTTCGGTGGCTGCGTCAGTGATTGCACCGGCTGCTTTGCTTCGTTCGTCTCGTCAGTTTCGCCTATCGACTCGCTCACTTCGTTCGTTTGCTCGGTGTTGCTTTCTTTCCATTGATGGAATTTAAACTGCAGTGTGTGCGACAATTTCTCCAGAAATGGATCGATATTCTTACTTCCCCCGGGAACGATCGCATGCAATCCGGCCAGAGCATAATCGGTACAGTCGAGAACTTCATTTCGCTTACCGCTCGGCAAAGTCCATACTTGGTGGATATGGCCGTTTATTTTCTTCAGTTTGATTTGCTCCGAGGTCAATTGCTCGAAGAAATCCTTATCACACGACATGTTGAAATGCATCAACTGCGGTGTTGGAATCGATCGTCCGTCGAGATCCTTTTCTTGTTTGACCTTTAATCGATAATAGATCTTTTTCTTTCCCTGAAACGTGTCGACCAACAAAAGAAAATTCCGTTTCTTCTTCGTGCGTGTTGTTATGACAAAATCTTTTTGCGGTTTGTTCGCACCCTTGATTGCAAAAAACCGGTTTTTCTTCCGATGCGCAACATACGCATTGACAACGTTTGAATGCTCTCCATCACCGGTATCGACACACACGGCCAGGATTCCGCCGATCTTACCGTATGCAGCCGGATATCCATTCTCATGATATCGATGCTTCAATATAAACTGATCGAGCATCGTCCACGTTGAATCTTCCTCCGGAGATCCTTTGATCACACCGCGCTCGATGAACCATGCTTCTTCTCCCTTCCCCCATCCCCATATAATCGCTTCCAACCGATCATCCTGAACGTCGATACCGACCGTCATGAAGATCACTCCGGCAGGAATGTTCTCATACGGTTCCCTCCGCAGCAGGAATTCATCTTCCGTAAACTGGAAGTTCACATCTTCGATATACAATTCGCCAAGTGCCTTATTGACGAACACCATATATCGTTCCGGACGTTTTTCGGTCCTCAGAAAGTTCGCTGCAACTTCCTTCCACGGCACCCAGGGAGAATATAACCGGCTGATCTGAAATCCGGCATGATCGGTAACCTGCGGACGCATTTTTCGCCACTCACCATGACGAACCATTGCGTGTTTGTGTTTTGGCAGGATATCTTTTTTACATTCGCCACATTCATAGGCCACGTAGGTTACTTCATTACCTTTATGGATATACTTTAAGTATCCTTTTCCATATTGAGCGAACATTGACCGGGGACTAAATACCAGGTATTGCATTGCTCCACAATATGGACACGGGACAAAATACAATCGTTGATCGCTTTCGTACCACGATTCTTCGATCCTCGACGCACCTTTAATCGTCGGCGTGCTGCTGAATCCGAACTTCTTGTTCGGAAAATTCTCCGCTCGCTGCATTCCCAATTCGATGGGATCGCCTTCCTTCTCCGCCGACGGCGGATATTCGTCGATTTCGTCGAACAATACCTCTTCCATCGACCAGGAAGAAAGAGATCCTGGAACATTTGCACCGCCTATTACTAGAACTCCGCCGATGAACGGCTTAAACATGATCTCATTCTCGTTCGACCGGGACTTTTGATCGGCGAACTTCTCCCGAAGCAACGGATTGTCACGGATCAGCGGTCCAAGACTGATCTTACTCCACTTTTTTCCTTTTTTGTCCGATGGGAATATGCACAGTATGTTCCCTCCTTCACGATCGACCTTATAATTGATCCGGTTCTCTAATATCGTCGTTTTACCGCAGCGCGACGCCCACATGAGCGTGACCTTCCGGATCAATGGATCGTTGAACACGTCCATTGGTTCTTTTTGGTAGTACGCCCGTTCGAGATTATACCTTCCGGGTTCGTTTGCCGATTCGACGCTTAGAATTCGATGCTCGACGGCGTGTTCGCTTACGAGCATGGGGGGCGGCGGAAGCAGGATCTTGAGTGACGTTTTCATTTCCGTCAGAAAGTTCCTGTAACCGGGCAAGTTCACGAATTCCGGAGTCGTATATGTCAGTAAAGAGTTCATCAATATTTTTATTTAGAATCGCTTCTCGTTCGCCGAATGAATCGATACCATCCAATTGCGGATTTGTGCGCTTTGAAAATAATTTTCGACGCTGTGATATGAGTGAATAGATCTTCTCAAAGACCGGTTTTACCTTGTCGATCTCCACCAGGCGGCCGGATTCCTTCGCCAAACGCAGTTCCTGCCGGCGTGCCTGGGCTTGCTTCAATTTTGTGGATGCCGATACTCCATCCGTTCCCCCCTGCTGCAGCGTTTTGATCTTTCCGGATAGATATATTTCGCGCCATTGGACGACGTCGTTCCTTTTGTAAAAGCCAGGCATTGCCTGAGGCATACCGAAATCGTTTTTCCACTTTGTGATCGTCCGGACTTCCTGTCCGAACATTTCCGCGGTCTGCTCGAGCGTCAAATATCCTGCCCGAAGGTGGCTAACAATCCATACACCTACCTGAACAAGATCGAACTGCTTTTGGCTTCCTGCAATGATAACGGGCATTCCAAACTTGATCCACCGCTGCACTTGGCCAGGTTCAACACCAAATACGGCTTGAAATTGCTGGAGAGTGAGATATCCTTTTTTGGGGTCGTTGCTCATAGATTGTTAAATCACTACCTTAAATCGAATTCAAGATAATTTTAATATGGAGTGATTATGAATATCCTATCCTACGCAAAACGGAAAATTGCCAATTATGATTCTCATAATGCGGACGTGATAAAATCAATGAACGAGAAACTCGAACCGATAAGAAGACGATATTTTGCTGATATTAGCATAAAGATTCCTATGGCTGCCGCTGAACGTCATGCAGTTGGCGGCGTTAATATTGATGGATATTTGGCAAACCTTAATGAAACAATGTTCAAGTCTTTTATGCATGATATTGCCGTTGAGATTGAAACAAACATAATTGGGTTAATGAAGGAAGCAACTGAAAAACACCAGAATGAATTCAACGATGCTGTTTGTGATCTATTTATTTTTATGCGTCGTGGATTTAATAATTCAAGTCAACCAAGGATCAATGCCGAAATAGAATTACTTAGAAGCAAGATTAAAGCTCTTTTTAAAATAAAAGCAGAATCCGAACAATTAGAACGAAAAGAATTCCGATGGAAAACGGCCAGAGAGAAGGGAATCGCATTCTTCTTTTCTATCATCGGGGTTTTAATTGGTCTATTGTTAAATAAAATATAACGATATCTCATTTGACCGCCATGAACAAAGTAAAGTTCATATCCTTATCCATCACTGTTATGTCGGTGAAACCAACCGCTTGCAGCAGTGCGTAATTATCCTCGTATGCACGCAAAGGCATAATTCCACGAAGTGAATCATCCTTATTGAGAACGCTCTCCGGAGAGAGTCCGCTGCGTTGTTTGTACCCGTTCACATATTGTTTCATGATATCGGTAGCGATCGCCGATCCTTCGGCACACTTCTCATACCATAGGAACGCACCACCCTGGTTAAGACAGTCATAGATATTCCGGAGGAGATGCTGTCGCAGTTCCTTCTTTACGAACTGGATCACCAACGATGCCACAATAAGGTCATATTTCTGAATGAAGAAGAACTTCGTCACATCCAAACAGACGAAATTAAATGTTGTCTTCGGCTTTTCCCGGTTCCGGAATCGCTTGCGCATTTCCTCCACCATCTCCGGAGATGAATCGACAACATCACAGTTGACTGACTTCCCGCGATTGGCATAGACCACCTCAAGCACCGTCCTGCCGGTCGAACTGCCGATATCGAGATACGAGGATCCGTTCTCAACAAAGAATTGCGACACAAAACCGACCTTTTCCATCACCCGATCATAATTCGGGATCGATTTGCGCACATGTTCATCGAAATGCTTCGGAACATCACCTCCAAAGTGCATCCATTTTTGGAGATTCATTTTTTTGTCGATTGAACGCAGCGTTGTCATTATTCCTTCTCCGGGACAGTGTTCTTTTTGTGTGGAATTTCAGGTATTACACTCAGGCATGTAACACCAAGCAATTGATATTCTTTGATCGTTTTGGGGTTACTTTCGATCGCTATGAATTGTTCCGATCCATACCGCCACTCAATTTTATCAACGAATGTTTTGCGCTTAAATATATGCGGCGGGAGAAACGTATCATTGAAATATGCCGCAGCCGGCTGCCAGTTGGTCTGTCCTTCGATATTTGCCAGAGTGACCGCTTTGTACTTTACCGGACGGGCTGTAATGAGAATCACTTCGAACGGACGGACCAGATCTAATAGATCTTTGCGATATCGCTCTTGCTTTATTTGCTCGAGGAATGGAGATCGCTTCATGTGGCTGTTTGCGACAAGGGTGTAATTGAGATCTAACAGGATTACGGGTTTCATAATTTTTCAGCTTCCTCTTTTATTTCTTCGACATCATTCCCTAGCTGACGTACCTTGCGTACAATCGCGCTTGGCTCATCTGTGATGGCACCGCCCAGGGTTGCGATATCTTTTACGACCGCGATCGGCGTGGTTGCAAGATCAATTCCAGTTTTTAGAATTTTCCCGAATATGCTCATAACACACCTCTTTTTTTGAATGCTTTAATTGCTTCCTCACCCATGCCAAGTGAATCCTCGTTTGGATATGGAAGATTGAATTCGAATTCGATTGCTTCGCGCAGTTTGGCCTTATTGACCTTCCGGGCGTCGGATCCATGAACATACACGTTGCTTCCGGAGTCATATCCGAGCACCGTCTTGTAAAACTGTCCCACCTGGTCCTTCAGCTCGTCGAGTGAATAGAATTTTTGTGCCTTTGGTGCACCGGAAATGATTTCACCAAGGATCACGTTCTCTTCGTAGTTTGCCATCATGTTGACGTGACCAAAATTATTTTCACTGAAATGGGTGCGACCGGTGGCATTCAAGAACTGAGGGTCCCTGTCTGCCCGGGAACAGATATACACCTGATCACTCAATGCCGAACATATTCGCAGGATCTTATCCCGGTCTTCATAAAACGGAACCGAATTGAACACAGAAGAGATCACGATACTGCTAAATTTCGTTTTGTTACGGATCGCCTGTAGAAAATCCTTTGTCAGTTTCCGGCTTGCAGCGAGATCCGGCTTATCCTGCGTCGTAACATGATACGGTTCGAACGGGATCACATTCAGTCCGATCGATCGTAACATATTTGTTTCGTGCAAATGCCCGGCGCCGAAATCGATGAATGTATCTCCAAACCTCTTCCGCAACTTCTCCACGTTCTCCGGAAGAGTATGATCGAAATCATCCGTCTTGAGATATTCCTTCATC